TTTCTTTTAAGAAATGATCAAGTAACCATTCTGGTATTTTTGGACCATAATCAGTGATTAATATATCTAAATGGTTATCATTCATTTCAGATACAGAGAGTCTTTTAAGTGGTTGATCACCATTTTTACCATAAGATCCCCACACTGGAACTAAACGAGTCTGCTCAAAAGGATCATCTGTATATAAATGTAAGAGTTCAATTTCACTCATATTCATTCCACCCCATCGAGCGTAAGATGTTCCACCATCAACCATTGTCTGTTGTGGACAAGAGCAAGTTTTGTAATCGTGCCTGTGGAAAGAAATTAATTCCTCTCCACAAGCTTTACATCTCACTTTATTTAAAATTAATTGTCTGTCTCCCATTTATTATGTTTTAGGTTTCCATGCTGCCATTGCTCTGTCTCCCTGTGCAATTACACAAGTCTGACAAAGTGTTGTTATCCAACCATATGTTAAACCAATATTTTCTGTAGATCCACAATCCTGACAAGTGTTATCACACATATATTCTGCCATTTCTACCATTCCTTCTATTTGTTTATCACCTCCATCAAAATAAAAACGAAGACCACCAAACTTTTCTTTCATTTGGGTGCATGTCACCTGTGGTGGATGTACCCACTTATCTGTTTCTTTGTCGTATCTTTTTGTAAAGTCTATATAACTCTGAATTGATCCACAAAGAATGTCGATATTCTTTATCCAACCATCTGGTACACCTTTCCAATTACATTGTCCAGGATTACCGTGATAATCCTGGAAAATTTTTGGGTATTTTGCTATTAGTTCATTTATTTCCATGTTCCTTCATCTTTTAAAAATGAAGAAATACGAGATGATGTTTTTGGATCGTAAGTGAGTGCATCCGTCATCTCAATAAAATGATAAAGTTCTTTTATCTTTTTTTGTAGTTGAGCTTCCTTAGCTTCTAGCTGTTCAATTCTTTTTTCTAATTCTTCCATTTGATTTTATTTTAATGTGAATCACCTATATTATTCTTTTCTGAATAAATTAAGTACGCTGGGTTAATAATTTTTGCAACTTTTCTTCTGTCTCCTGTGATGTGTTTTATCACAATTCCTTCATGAGGAACTTTTGTATTACCAATGAAATTATCTATAACAAATTTATCTGATAATTTATCATTCCAATAATTAACATAAAGTATGGGGACATATTCTAATGTAAGATCTGATGTTATAACATTAAATGCTTCTTCCGTAGAAAGATACTGATCATTAAGTTTTACATCAAATCCGTTAAATAAGATCTCATCAAGACCATATTCATATCCTTTTTGTATTCCTTTTCCATAAATTTCTCCATAGAGCACAACTCCATTTCCTAATAATTCTGGATGAAAATCAAAACTTTTAACATATTCCCAAAGTCTTTCTTTGATATTATATTTTTCTGCTATTTCTTTCCATACATCCGTAGAATAATATCCTTGACTATCAGATCCTTTCTCAACATTATGGGATCCATAAACAAACTCAAATTCTATCCATTTATTTCCAAAAAGTTTTTTAAATCTCTCTATTAAGGAAAGTTTTTTCTTTTTTACTATTCCATAACGGGCATTAGTACCATGAATTTTACGTGTCACTTCCACAATATCAGTGTTATTAAACATATCAAGAACATTCTTAATATTAGGAAACTTATAATAAACACCAAAATTAGGGTTTTCTTGATACTTCACTTTACGTCCACTACTAAGAGTAATTTGTTTAACGGGGGGTTCATATTTGTAAACACCAAGTTCACCCATTACATCTTTCCCTTCAAAAAGTATATTCTTAGTAAAATATTTAATATAATTAGGAGGAATAATCAAACACTCACTATAAACACCTTTTAGTTTTACTGTACGGACACGATTTCCTTTACGTAAGTAAGATGTGACTTGTAAATTTTCAGCTAATTCTTCTGGAATAACAGCATCAGTAGTTGCTACAATTACAAGGTCTCCAACCTTGTGTTTATCTTTTTGTGCTACACAAGACCAACCACCTGCAAATACTTGTTCTATTTTATCTGCTCCTTCTATAGGTAAAATCTCGGTGATTTTAGTGACATACGCCACTGAGTTTACATTTTCCATAAGGTTTTATTTTTTATTTAATTCTTCTATAGTTAATGCGAAAAAAAGGTTTTGTAATTGATGGACGTATTTAATTTCAGTATCATAACCATTATTATCATTTAGAAAAAAAGAATAAATTTGTTCTATTTCAAAATGACCCTCTGTCCAATTGTATCTCCATATATTGTTTCCTTCTTTTGTTTCTCTATTAACTTTAAACCCAAAATTTAACAACCATTCTTCTGTTAGTGGTATAGGATTTATTGTTTCGTATAAATCTGATTCTCCACATTTAAAAACAACTTCCCTTTCTAACAACTGACTAATAATTCCATTTTCACCATTCCAATCAACTAAATTACCTATTCTTAATTCATTAGCTTGTATGCTCATATATTATTTTTTAAGTTGTTCTCTATACCATTTAACTCCTTGTATCCAAACTGCTTTTATTAGTTCATTATGTCCAAATTGACAATAAGCTTCTAATTCAATATCTTTATCTTCTATTTCTTTTACTTTATTTTTCTCTACTGGAACTTCATAATTAAGTTTTAACCATTCTATAAAAGTCATTGCATGAGTAAATGGTCCACCAAATGCTGGGTATTCATCTTTACTATACTCTTCGTTTATTTCTTCCCATGTTTTATTTTGCATTTTATTTTAATTTAATTTCAAATCTTGATTCCATTCTATCTATTGTTTCTGGTGGACAATTATGAATATTAACTCCACCATGTCTATTTTCTACAATAATTGAAAATACTCTATATCCATACTGTTTAGCTAAATCATAATATTTTGCCATTTCCCATTCTTGTGTGAATGTATTAGAAACTATAATAGTCTCAAGACTTAATTCCATACAATGTTCTGTTTTTGAAGCACACCATGCATGAGCATCTTTTAATTTTGTAGGATCAAATTTATAACTACCTGCTAAATTTATAAAAAAATGATCTGCTTCTATATGTACACCATTTAATTGTTGTGCAAATGTAGACTTACCTGATCCAGGAAGTCCTCTTAATAATATTAAATTCTTCATTTTGAGTTTTTTAATCTTTCTTCATGATGATCCATAGGAAGTCTATTAGCTTGAACAGGTCGTCCTGATAGTTTTCTTATTACATCCTTAATATTATAAGGATAAAGATTGTTTCCATCAACTCCTACATCCATAGATCTTCCATTCATAACTTTTTTATGCTCTGGTAAATGAACGTGTCCAAATAAATGAAAACGTCCATCATTCATATTGTGCCAGCTACATAATGGATAATGCATTAAAACAAATTCATAAGATTCTCCGACTATTTTTCCATAAGATGGAAATTTAAGTTTTAATGTAGTATAATCCATTGTTTTTACAAATATATCCTGAATACCATTACGATTATTTTGTATATGATGGTCATGATTACCATATATAAGATATATATTTTTACATACTATTCTATCTCTAAATTCTTTAATTGATTCAAATCCACCAAACGACCAATCACCTAAATGAATAAGTATATCGTCTTGACCAACCATTTCGTTAATATTGTTAACTAAAGTGTTGTTCATATCATCTAGATTATTAAAATCTCTTGTTTGGTCTATTGGAACTTGATCATCTTGTGTTCTCCAATTAGATACACCACGACAGATGTTTTTATGATTGTAGTGTGTATCGGAGGTTACAAAAAGGTTTTGATTAAATCTTAGCTCTATTTTTAACATTTTTAGCTTTTTCTTTTTGGGTCTTAACACCATGACAGGTAGAACAGAGCACTTGTAGATTGTCCACTTCACAAAAAAGTCTTTCTACAAACCCTGGTAAGTCTTGTGCACAATTTAATGAGCCAGCGGGGATTTTATGATCCACTTGTATATTTTTATCTGCAAACCACCCCTTACATTTATTACATTGGTATTCAAATTTCTGTCTTTTATTTGGTCCCACATACTTACGTTTAGCGTTTTGCTTACATAATGTAACTGGTTTCCAAAATCTTGACTTATTTCTGAGTGCACTTCTAATAAATGACCAGAACGCTGATTCTGTTAAAGTACCAGCGCATCTGGTCTTGGGGGTAGTAGTCTTTTTATTACCTTTCATTTATATTATTTGTAATCAAAGGTACTAATATATTGCGAGTTTTTTCTACACCAAATTGTTTAATACTATCTGATGGATCTTTTGCAAGATTTAAAAGTAGACATTTAACATATGGGTATTTTTCTCTATGTTTCTGCATTGATTTAATACCTGCTTCATCATTGTCGTAAAGTATTAAGATTTTTTTATAATTATCTCTAAAAGTTTCCATAAGGTCTTTTTTAATTAAAGCACTTTCGGTTTCTGGAGCAATTATATCAATATTTTTTAATTTGAGTGATCTAATACTCATAATGTCTTTTAGACTGGAAACAATTAATAAGAAATCTGTATTAAACTTGCATTGATCCCATCCTTGGACATAATCATTCACTTTTATAAACTTTTTGTCTAATGTTTTTGGTTGGTAAATTTTATAAAGTGTACCATCTTTTTCAAAATATCCATAAATATAATTTCCTGTAATAGTGAGGGTTTTTAATTCCCCTTCTATTTCCTTTTCCATTGTATAATGACTTAGTGGACGAACACAATAATGATCTAAAAGTCTTGATCCAATATTAAACTGAGTCCAGAAATACTGATCTTGTGTATTCCACGATCTAAATTCAAATTTAGACACTTTATACTTAGAAGATTCTTTAAATTCTGCTACATCATATCCTCCATTATTATGTAATATAAAATCATTATATTTTTCAATAATTAATTGAGAAGATTGATAATAGTTAAGATTTGTTAATTTCTTAACTAATTCAATTGCATTACCGTTTTCTCCAGAAGAAAAACACTTAAAATAATAACAACTTTTTTCTTCTTTATAATAAATAGCAAGACTTGGTGTCCTTACAGGGGAAAAAGGACTTATGATTTTTACTGTTTGTCCCGCTAATTTTTCAGGAATATTGCAGAAATGTTCAAATATCCAAGGAATTGGTACGCTTTTAATGTCATGTACAAGATTTTTAGTACTAAACATAAATCGTTGTTTGTGAGGGTGTAAAATAAAAAAAGGAAGGAGAAATATTACTTTCCCCTTCCTTTGTGTTATAGACTAAAATGGAAGGTCATCATCTGATGCAGATGCACTAAAACTAGAAACTTGTTTTGTTTCTAATGCTTTGTAGTGATATTTATTAGTCTTATCAAAGGTATCTAATTTGTTTTCATCCATAGATGCAAACTTAAATTTAGGCAAAGAAAGTTTTACAATGGTCTTACCATTATATTCTTCTTCTGTTCCTTTTAAAAACCAATAAAGATTTTGTCCTCCTAATAAGATACCTGCTTGTTCAACCCATCCTTCAATACTGTTTGCTCTAATATTGTCAAGATCTTCACGCATACCAAGTTCGATAGCAATTGCTGTCAACTTGTACATGATTTCATTCTTACTTGGATTTGTCTCATTAAAAGTGTCAATCCACATAGTTGCAGTGACTCTTGAAGACTGTCCCTTAAATTTAGGACCATTTTGATCGTTCTTATCAACTGCCCATCCTTCAAAATTAGGAAGGTGGGGTCCTTCTAATACAAGATCTAACACTTTTTTATCTCCTTTGCTCGATGTACGAACACTAGCACTGTGTATATGTGCATATACTTTTCCTGGTTGTAATGAGCGTTGAACACCATCACTTACTTTTACTTCTTGTCCTTTAGTACTAAACATAACTACTGTTTTATTTATTAAAATTTTTAGTTTTCAAAATCTATAATTGCTTGTCTCACCACTTCAAGACTGTTTGGAATTTCCACTTCGTCAAACATTCCTTTTGGTGATTTACAAGTGTTATCTCCATTATTTTGGGTTTCAAAGATATAAGAAAGTTGTTTTGTTTCTTTATCTTTTTTAACTTTTCCAAATAAAACAATAGAGAATAATCCCTCAAGAGTGAGTGCATTGTCGATCATTTTGCCTACGGTCTTTGCTTTCACTCTTCTTTTCCCATCCATATCAACAGATTCCTCTGCGTGGGTAAGAAAATACACCTGAAGATCTTCTCTAAGATCTTTAGGAAAACGTGCCACTTTTGCTAAATTAGATGCGATAGAAGTGAACTTATCGTACCCTTTCTCATTAGATTTATCAAAATACTCAAATGCAGACATATACTGCATATCATCTACAACAACAGTCTTTATTTCTGGACGTTTTTCATGAACATATTTTAGACATGCTAAAATCTGATCTGGGTTTGCTGTATTGTAAAGATTACCATTAGGGTTTTCTTTACTCCACACTGAGTACTTTGACTTCCATCCTTTAAATGGAAGTGGTTTACTACTGACATTTATAATAAATGTCTCTTTTGAATTTAAGCTTTCGATACTGGTTGATTTTCCTGAACCAGACTCAGCTACTACAAGAATGCTTGTTGCCATTTGTTTAATTTAAAAGGTTATTTGTATTTAAATACTAAATTATCTCTACTTGTAAACTTTCTTGATAGAGAAATACTATTTAATCTACTCCAAATATTTTTATAAGATAAATTTAATAACAGACTAGCTTTATGAACGTCTTTAAATTCAGCTATTTTTTCATTTTTTAAATTAAAAATTTCAAATGATTTATTATCCTGTATTCCACTTCTATAAGTACAGAAAGGACAATTCTTTAATCTTTCGGACTTCATTAATTTGTCTCTTCCTATTCTATGGTTTGCTATAAAAGTTCCAATTGGAGTTTTAAAATAACCTGAATTATCTCTAAATAATGGTCTTTTTCCATTATCTCCAATGTAAAACTTTTCTCTCACTTCTTGAATACTTCCATATTCACGTATGTATTTTCCATCTTCTGAATACTCAAAACATTTTATTTTTTCTCTACCTGCCATTAATAAAGGGGTTTATTGTTAATAAGATCATTTAACCATTGTTTGTTACTCACTGGTTTATTTGTATGAATTGCATAAAAATCTCTTATTGTCATTTCACTATAAGGAGCGTCATCTATTA